GATCGCCGCTGATTTGGCAGCATCAATTTACCTTGAAGACGAAGCAGCATTTCACTCAGCAGGTGCCGACCCAGTACGCTCAAACGTATTGAGAGCAAGGGCTGAGATGTCCCTAACACGCTTGGCTCATCTTGGATCAGTAGACTAGGTGGTTAAATGTACAATATAAGCAAAGATGGCGCAGTCGCTGTTCGTGTAACTTATGACGATCAGCGTATGTATAGCAAGTTTGCTGAGATGGATAGAACCGCAGGTGCTATTATGGCCGAAGCAATTAAAGACGTATTGCGTGTTGAATTGCCTGTTACACAAAGAGAATTAAACAGTGGTGCTGATGTACGTCACCGATTCATGGCAAGAAAGGTTGCTGACTCTTTAGTCATAGAACTCGGTGAAGATGAAGGAGGCAGGGCAGTTGTTAGGTTTGGTAGCGATCCCATAGAACAGGGTGGTGTTGAGGGTTCTCGAGGTGGTAAGTTAGCACAGTATCTTGAGTATGGTATGGCTTCGTTTGAATACCCGTGGACATTTAAGACTATTACAAACGCCAAATCTTGGGGCCCGAGCGGTGGCTTTATCAACGCTAAGACTGGTCGCAATATGAGACACCCCGGCATAAAACCTATGGGCTGGCTTAGTGGTACTCTTGAACGAGCAGAACCTAAATTTGAAGAGGCTATTGTCTCCGCTCTTAACCGCGAATGGGGTGGTATGTGATGGCAATAGCGACAGTAAATGAATACTGGACAAGCCGTATGAACGGTGAAGATCCGTCAGCCTTGACACAAGGACAGGACAATGAATCCTTTACCTTGGCTGGCACAGGTAGCGACGGCGCAGAAGTCCAATCCTCTTGGCGTATCTCAAGTGTGGGTAGTGGTCAAACGTGGTCAATCACACCTGCTACAAATGATTACACTATGGTCACATGCTTCAAGTACAACACAGCACCCGCTGATAACACAGTCCTTATGACGCTTGATAACGGCACACACAAAGTACACGTTGAGTCTACAGGCAACGACCAAACACTAAGATTGGTTGGCGCTACCAGCATAGAGACAAGAGAGTTGGATCTAAAACAGGCTGATAGTTTTGAACCAGTCCCTGTTATGCTTCGACTCACACTCGACGCATCAGGCAACGCTCGTCTATACATGCGTGAAATTGTCGAAGATGATAATGGCGCAGTCAACTACCTATCGGTTACTGGCGCAAGTGGATCTGGTAAAAGCATATCATGGGGCAACACTGATGGCCAGATCACATGGCACAACGTCTACGTCACAACGAAGGGTGCTTTCAGCCCCGACGAACTATCGACATCCCCGTTCGTCAGTGATTCACTACTACGCATAGGTTTGTCTATCGTCAATCGCTTGAAAGATAGCCGACGATTTTACCTTAAGAACTTCGTTGATAACTCGTCAATTATCTACGGGTATGACATCTCATCACAAATGATTTCACGGATTGCCCCACCAAGTATTCACGTCATTCTCAAACAGTTAGACTCACCTGCGTTTCTAGCATTAGGCGGATCGAGAATCGAACAAAATTTCACAGTCATTCTTTTTATTACAACTCGGGGTACAGATTACAAAAACGCATACCGCACAGGTATTGAGATTGCTGGTGATGCATTCGATGAACTGTACACAACCACAGGGCTGCTCGGGACAACTGACAGTCTGACCAACTACATCCTGTCTTTGGACACCAAGATGGATGATGATGAAGTGGTGTGTGTTCACCGCATGGAATTGACTTATATGCGCCAATTGTCAATGCTTCACAGATGAAATGTTCAAATACCACATCATCGGTAGAACCTATCAAGGTGAAAGTAAATGTCATCCAATTTTACAAACAGATACGTTATTATCACGCCTGAACATACCACAACGCATGGCATTCGTTCCTATGGAATAAAGTCAGCAGGCGCAAGTGCGGATATTGCAGGCGAGGTAGACGATGAAAGCGTTAGCCATATGTTCGATCTCATGACCCGTAGCGATATGTCTCGCTATGCGGCAAAGAAGTCCCTCAACGGCAAAGAATACTCCGAAGGTGGACTCAACCTCGTCGCTCAACCAGACGACTTCTTGGGTATGCTTTTGTACGGTGTCTACGGTGACAACGCAACCGCTGACTCAGGCGCATACACATTCAACGCAGGTAGCGGTGGTACTGATCCCGACATCCACACATGGACAGAAGGGGCTACCAGTCTCCTCCCATCCTTTACACTTGAGATTGGTCGAGAAGAAAAAGAACACACCTACACGGGTATGTGTTTGTCTCGACTCGGTATCTCCGCAAGTGCAGGTGAATACGTCACAATTAGTGCTGACTTCAACGGCAAGGCTGAGAGCGCAACAAGCGCACTTATCGCCCCTACATTTGCAGGAGCAGGTGTCGATGGATTCCACTTCGCTAACGGAACAGTTACTTTCTATGACGGAACAACCACTACTGCAAGCACACAAATTAAGAGCATCTCTTTGGAGTACAACATCAACCTTGACACCGACAGTGCTTGCTCAATTGGCGACCGAACCTACGTTCGCCAACCTGCTATGCAAATGCGTGAAATCACAGGAACCGTTGAGTTCTCCCGCACATTCACCACAGACGGTGGTACATCGGGCGAACCTGCGTATTCTGACATCACCGCTACTGGTGGTAAATTGTACGACGGCAACGCAACCAACCCGGCTATCAAGTTGGTGTTCACAGGCGCATCGGCTGACGATGAACTTGCTATTGAAATCCACAAGGTTCGATGGGAAGCACCATCAATGAACGTCTCGGGCCGTGACCAATCAACCATGAGCCTCAACTTCGTTGCCCTTATTGACGCAACCAACCTTACCATGTCTAACGTCTCTTTCAAGATTGATAACCAAGGATCAGCAGGTCGCTACTCAACTCTTTGAGGTGATTTAGTTGCCAGTCAATAATCCAACAAAACTAACGGTACACACCCTAGATGGTGCCGTAGGTACTATCGGCGCTACTGTGCAAGCGTGGCTTCGTGCTAATCTTGCCGCCGCTGATGAGTTGTATGGGGTAGAGTATGTTCGCAACAGTCAGAATCCTGATCGCATAACAGCATACATATTATTTGAGGACCAATGAGGTGATTAAATGAAGAGAGTTAAGGGATCAAAACCAAGCAAGAAAAGCATTCGACTGGGCCTGATCGGGTCAGAACCCGAACCAGTACCAGAACCAGTAGTGGAACCCGTAGTAGAAGCGGTTCCAAAGGCTAAGCCAAAGGCTAAGCCAACCAAAGCAAAGAAAAGCAAAGCAAAGAAGAGTGTGAAAAAGAATGGCGATACTGAAAAAACAGTTTGAAATCGGAAGCAAAAAGGTATGGGTGCGTCAAGCATCTGGAATGGAACGGTTGAGATTTGAAACCATCCTAGCAAAAACATTTAGAAAGTTCAAGCATTTTGGTGCAAACCAAACTGAATGGACTGATGAGCAACAAGAAGAATTCATGGATGCTCTTGACGACGCTGGCGCAGGTATGGATCAACAAATCAGAACACTTGTTCCTCCATGTTTGATTGACGACTTGGACATAAACCTAATCGACAGCATGGATCTAATGCTAATCTTCGACTTCATTAGAGGCGGAGATGCTGAGGGTTCAGTCCCTTTGGATTAGTCGCCAAAGTTGCCCCTGCTATGTGTTCCTCTTTCAAAGGTGTTATGCCAAGTGATTTGTTAGAAAAATACACAGTAGAGGGGGGAATGAATCAACTTGAATATGATCTGGCAGTATTGAATGAAATACAAGACCAGATCGTAGAAGCAAAAGGCGACGGTAAGGATGGGGCGGCCATGATGGCCCGCAACAAACAACGTCGATCCGCACAGAAGCAAGAGTTAAGTGATTCGGAAGCCGTCGAATTATTGAAGAGTCGTGGCTTTATATGATACATTACAGGGGCGGTTAGCATGACTCGAATCGGTGCATCACAAGTTTTCTTTAACGTCGTTGCTCAGTGGAATGCTGACAAGATGGTTAGTGATGCTAAAACCCAAATGACAATCATGAAGGCGGTTGTCCTTGACTCTTTCGAGGCGATGCTAAAACCAGTTGACGACTTCACAAACAATCTCAACATGATGACTGCTGAGTTATCAGAAGCATCACAAGAACTGGGAAAAGCAAAGGTTGAGTTTGAAAAGTTTTTTGGCTCAGATAACTTGGATGCTACTGCTGAGGCTTTAATTGAAATCGGTGAGGCGTATGCAATCGTTGGTTCAGAAGCACTTGACGCGGGCTCTCGTGCCGCGCAGGTAGCAAACCTGATCGGGCAACAAAACGTCGATATATTGGTCAAACAAGCAAACATCCTATCGGCAATCTCCGATCTAAATGCTGAGGAAGCCCAGCGTGGTATGATCCAACTGCAACAGCAAACCGGGTTGCTAACGGCCAATATGACTTCGGCTCAATTCAAATCCCTCTCGGTATTAGAACAACGTAACTTACTCATAGAGCAAAGCGGTGTCATGCTTGACACACTCAACACTATTGCTAACCGTTCGGTTGCTATGGAAGGTGACTTGGTTAAGACGCTAGCAAACTTTGCTGCGCAGGGTGACTTAGTAGGCGAGTCCTTCCACTTTATGGCGGCAGCATCTGCGACCCTGCTGGAAGCAGGTGAAGAACAAGGTGCTTCGGGTCGTGCCCTGCGTATGATGTATGCTCGACTTGGTGGTAACATTAGC